TTTTGTTCCAATTATCCTTTCACTTTTGATTATGACAGGAGTGATTTCCGTAGAAGACCAAGCGGTAGTAACAGAAAGCGTTAACCAAGTATTCGACAACGCATCTGGAGGTGTAGACAATGTACTTGCTCTTATTTCAGCGGTTGTTGGTCTTATTGGAGTGTTTTCAAAGGACGGAGATAAGTAAATTAAATAAGGGGTAGTCTTAATTGGTTACCCCTTTTATTTTTCTATTATGAGTTATAAAAGCAATACATCGTATAAGGTTCAAGTTGATGTCGATTCGGATCAAACAAGAAATCAGTATAAAATAGAAGATGGTGCTTATGTAACTACTTCTTCTGGGGTGTATACGGTATGGAATGGAGAATGGAGAAAAATACATCCACAAGGAGGCGCTGATTCGGGGTTAGGATGGACGCGATACGATGATAGCACCTATACTTCTGCAAGTAAATTAGCTTTAAGCGATGGTGTAGAGGTTACCTTACCGAATGACGCAGGAACGGTTTACAGAAGTCATTCGGGTTTAGACTATTATGATAGTCCGAAAGTGTTAGCGGAGAATGTAAACGATACCTATATGATGACTATCGTATTCAAGATGTCGGCTGCTAATGCGAATTCGACCTACATAGAAATGAACTTTGAGGGTGGTAACGGAACACCGTACGACAGAATAAAAGACACTATAACCTTTCCAAAGGGAAATGACGTAACGCACGACTATCACGGGGTATTTCAATATTACGCTGATTCAAATTTCGTAAATTCGGGTAGTGAGTGGAAAATTACTGCGGTAGGTGGTTCTGCTCAAATCTGGGATATAATTTACTTCATTCAAAAGATTCAAAATTACGGTTAATGAAAAACGAAAGACATAGAAAATACAATGTTCCTGGCAAGGGTTCTAAAAGAGGATGTTTGTGCCGAGACAATACTTATTCAAGGAAATGTTGTAAGGATGATGATTATATGGCGCAAGGAATAGGTAAGGTTGGTGGCAAAGGTTGAATTTGCAACACTTAATGCAGACATACGTTATTAAGCAAAATATTAAAAACTTAATTTATGTCTAACTACAAGGAAAAATTTGAGGCAGTCAAGTCTTTCGTAACAAACCTGATGAAGGAGAGTGAAGAACTTGCTGCTGAAGACCAAGCCCCAATGCAAGAGCAAGCTGCTCCAGCAGAGGCCACACCTCAAGAGGCATATGTTACCTTGTCTCAATTCAATGAACTGAAAGAGAATACTCAAAAGTTTATGGATACGGTAACAGATATGCTTTCTTCAGCAATGGAAATGTGGAATCAAACAGAAAAGAATGCCGTTCCACAAGAGATGTCTAAGCAAGAAAAAGAAGAAGAAGTAGTAGAACTTGCTGCTGAACCTTTCGTTCACGATCCTGAAGCAGAAGTTTCCTCTAAGGCTTCTATCTCTCGTCTTGCTTCAAACAAAAAAGCTGGCATTTCTCAAACGGTAAATTCTATGCTTTTTGGAAATGACATTGACTTATCAATTTATGAATCTAAATAACAAATAAAAAATGGCTACGACTAATAACATAACCACTACATATAGCGGGGAAGCCTCAAGACGCTTTGTATCAGCAGGACTTTTGAGTTCTCCGACTATCTATCAAGGCAACATCGAAGTGATGCCTAACGTGAAATACAAGCAAGTAATCCGTAAGTTTGATACTGACGGCCTTGTTAAAGACGCTACTTGTGACTTTACCGACACAAGCACTCTTACTACTGTTGAGCGTATAATTGAGCCTAAAAGCCTTCAAGTAAACCTTGAATTGTGTAAGGCTGATTTTCGTGATACTTGGGATGCAATTTCTATGGGTTACTCTGCTCACGATAACCTTCCTCCTGACTTCGCAAGCTACCTTGTTCAATATGTAGTTGAGAAAGTTGCTGCTGCTAATGAAGTTTCAGTATGGGGTGGCGCAACAGGAACAAGTGGACAATTCAATGGATTTACCACTCTTATGGCTGCTGATGCTGCGGTAGTAGATGCTGCTAACCTTTCTGAAACCGCATTTAGTTCTACAAACATTGTAAACCTTCTTGGTAGTGTTGTAGATTCTATTCCTGATGCTCTTTATGGAAAAGAAGACTTGAGTATTTATGTTCCTACTATTGCCTGGCAAGCTTATGTTCGTGCTTTAGGAGGATTCGGCGCTTCTGGTCTTGGTGCTGCGGGTGTTAATGCTCAAGGTTCTCTTTGGTATAACAATGGTAACGCTATTTCATACGAGGGAATTAGGGTAGTTCTTGCTCCAGGTATGCCAGCAGATCATATTGTTGCTGCTCAAAAATCCAATCTATTCTTTGGAACTGGACTTTTAAGTGACCACAATGATGTTCGTGTGATTGATACTGCTTCTACTTTGGGAGACCAAAATGTAAGAGTAATTATGCGCTATACTGCCGCCGTCAACTACGGAGCTGGATCAGATTGCGTTCTTCTTACTCTTGCTCCTTAATATAACTGAATAATTAATCTTAGAACAAGGGGTGGGGAAATACCCTGCCCCTTTTCTTATTTAAACTTAAAAATATGGCTTGTGATTTGTCTTTAGGAAGACTTGAGCAATGTAAGGATTCAGTAGGTGGAATAACGGCAGTATATTTCGTTAACAATGGCGATTTAGGTGCTGCTACCTATGATGTATCTGATACAGATGTTATTACTGCTATTGCAGGAACGCCAAGTGCTTACAAATATGACGTTAGAGATAACTGTAGTTTTGTACAAAACATTACTTCATCTGACGAAAACGGAACTACATTTTTTGAGCAGGTTCTTGAATTGAACTTACCAAAAATGTCTGTTGCCGACCATAAAGAACTCAAGATTCTTTCCTGGGGCCGTCCTCACGTTATCATACAGGATAACAACGGAAATTATACGCTTGCTGGCCTTGAACACGGTTTGAGCGTTACAGGAGGAACTATAGCTACAGGAGCAACTATGGGTGATATGTCAGGATACACACTAACCTTAACTGGTCGTGAGCGCATTCCTGCTAACTTCTTTGATGATACTCCTGCCAATGTAGGATTCACCGTTGTAAGCGGCACTTAATATATCTTGTTTATTTTTGATTAAGGCTATCTTCGGATGGCCTTTTTTCATTTAAATAAACATCTAAAGTTCTTTTCATTTCATCAAGCCTATTGAGATTTTGCATATATATTATAGGTGTGAATTGATTACCTTTTATGGTTTCAAATTCTTTGACATACTCTTCGTGTTTTTTAATTAGTTTTTTTAATCTTTCTATTTCAGACTTATTGTTGTTCATTGTACGCTATTTTCAGCTAAAATAAGACTATATTTTAAAACAAAAACATCATTGCATCGTTAAATACATAAAAATAGTTTTAATGATTGTTTTAACGCCATCTACATCTGAACAAAGTTTTAATATTCTTCCAAGAAGTAGTTCTGATTTGACCAGTCTAACGCTGACTATAACTGATGAATCTAATAAACAATCAGAAACATTTGAAGATGTTAGCGCAGTTGTAAGTGGTAATTACGTTGTGGTAACGCAAGCATTTAGTTTTCTAAAGGAAAACAGAATATACAAGTTAACAATAACTAAGAATAATAACAATTGGTGGCGAGGTAAAGCTATTTGTACATCTCAAACTGATTATCAATTAAGACATAGTCTAAACACTATTGCAAGCACGCAATACCTTGTATTAGAAGACGATGAAACGTTCACTATTTTACCGTAAATTGCATTAGAAAATAAAAGCAATGAATAGAAAGATAAAGCAACAAATGTTTGCAAATCAACAAGTCAAACAATACAAGGATAGTATCCGTGTCATTAATTTGGCTGAAGCGCATAATGATCCTGAAATAAAAGAAGTAGTTACATCTCGTGGTGAAAACTTTGTTAAATGGGGTGGAAAAAATGATTATTATGATAATCTAATATTGCGGTATTTAGGCAGTCCTACTAATAACAGATGTATTAATGGTATTTGTGACCTGATATATGGACACGGATTGGAGTGTACTGATGATTATCATTCTACTGAAAAGTTCAAGCAATATCTCGAAATGAAACGTTTGTTTAACCCTCACGAGGTTAGACGGGTTATTCAAGATTTAAAACAATTAGGACAAGGTACTGCTCAAGTTATTTATAATAAGGATAAGACTAAGATACTTAGGTTCGTTCATACTCCAACTGAAACCTGGAGGGCTGCAAAGGCTGAGAATGGAATTATAAAGAAATATTACTATCATCCTAATTGGAAGAAATATCGTTCAGGAGATAAGCTTAAAACGCTTCCTACGTTTGGAAATGGCTCTGAAAAAGAAACAATTGAGTTGTACATCTTTAGGCCATATAAAAGTGGGTATTATTATTATTCTCCTGTTGATTATCACGGAGCGATACAATATTGCGAATTAGAGGAAGAGGTATCCAACTATCACATCAACAATGTACAGAATGGAATGCAGCCGTCTATGATGGTAAATTTCAATAATGGCGTTCCCCCTGAAGAGATTCAAGAAATACTTGAACAAAAGATTACCGATAAGTTTTCAGGTACTTCAAACGCAGGTAGAGCGATTATTGCGTTTAATGATGATGCTGATTCTGCTGCAAGCATAGAGCCTATTCACTTACCTGATGCTCACGCACAATATCAATTCTTATCTGATGAATCAAGAGAAAAGATAATGCTTGGACACGGAGTTGTTTCTCCGATTCTGTTAGGTATTAAAGATAATACAGGATTTGGTAATAACGCTGAAGAATTAAGGACTTCATCCATATTGATGGATAATATGGTTATTCGTCCATTTCAAAACATTATGCTTGATGGTATAAAAGAGATATTATCTTACAATAATGTATATCTCAATATGTACTTTAAAACACTTCAGCCAATTGAATTCACAGATGTTGAGAAGATTGCTACTCGTATCCGTAGGGAAGAAGAGACTGGAGAGAAGTTATCATCTCAAGAGGTGGTTAAAATGGATATAAGTGATGATGAAGCTGAAGACCTATATAAGCAATTAGAAGGCCTTGGAGAGGAGATAAATGAAGATGAGTGGGAACTTATACATTCGGAAAGAATTAATGATCCTGACTTTGATTTTGATATAGAATCATTAAGTATATCCGCATCTCCTAATCAAGATTCATCTCAAGACCAAAACCCATATAAGGTAAGGTATGCTTATATGCCAATGAGAAAATCTCCTGATAGCCGTAATTTCTGTATAAGAATGGAAGATTTCACAGGAAGGAACATTGTGTTTAGGAAAGAGGATATAAATATGATGTCTTTCAGGGGTGTAAACAAAGAATTAGGTCATAAAAGACGTAATTACAGTTTATTTAAATTCAAAGGTGGAAAAAATTGTCATCACTATTGGGAATTAAGAGTATATAAGTCAAAGGTTAATCCTCAAGATAGGGTTAGTGAAAACAGTATTGAACCAGTTAATAATCCAAAAGAAGTTCCTGTTCGTCCAGTAGATATGCCTGGTAGAGGAGCATTTATAAAGTGATATGAGCAAAGTATTATTTATTAGCGTAGCTGAATTAAAGCGTAAAACTAACATTGACGGAAACGTAGATGACGATAAAATCGTTCAGTATATTGAAACGGCTCAAGATAGGCACGTTCAGAACTATATGGGAACTAACCTATATCGTGCATTGCAAAACAAACTTGCTGCTGACACTATTGATGATGTAGAGAACGCTGCGTATAAGACCTTATGGTTGACGTATATCAAGCCAATGGTAACTTGGTTTGCAATTGAAAGTTATCTTCCGTGGGCAATGTTTAAAATCACTAATGGAGGATTGCAAAAGCATCAATCAGAAAACGCAATCTCTGCATCTTTGGAAGAGATGCGAGTATTGCTTTCGGAAGCGAGAGAGAATGCTGAACATTACACAAGAAGGTTTATTGACTATATAGGCGATAATCCTACTTTATTTGAAGAGTATTTTAATACTAATAATAATTCAGATATGCGTCCTGATAGGGATGTAAACTTCACAGGAGGATGGGTATTGTAAGAAAATATAAGCCAAAAGCTAAAAACGAAGAAAAATTAAATAACTTTGTCGAAAGACTTGAAAGACAAGGCTTATTTAAAGAAGAGGTTATAGATGGCAAAAAAACCAATAACAATACCTTCAGCTAAAGCATTAGCCATTGCTTTTGATAATATGCATCAATTTAAAGATTGGGTAGATGATTTGTCTATTTATGATGCTATATATTGGAAGAATGAATTTAGGGAAGAACAAATGTATGAATACTGCGCTATATTAAGAGATGCTATAAATTACAAATATAGCATAGAGCGCAATGAAAATATTATATATGATTAAAGCAAAGAAGTTAGCTGGAAATTACCACAGATTCGACATTGAATGCGGTGCTACGGATACCAAGCATCTATTTACTTGCTCGGACGTTCACTTTGACAATCCGAAATGTAATAGAGAACTATTCTTTAAGCATATGGATAGAGCATTAGAGATAGATGCAATGATTACCATAACAGGTGATTTCTTCTGCTTAATGAACGGGAACTACGACCCAAGACGCTCAAAGTCCGCG